GTATCTGCTTGATGGGCCACCGCGATTCGATGGTGTTGGTTGAGCAGATCGGCATCCGTTCACAGACTCAGTACAAGCAGGAATACCTCGGTACCCTGTTCACTGCTGACACTCTGTACGGCGTGAAGGCTCTGCGTACCAACGCCACCAGCACTGCTGCTGACGCATCCGCTGCCTTCGCTTTGGCTGTACCAGCCTAATGAATAGCCCCCGGTCACAAGCCGGGGGCATCTTTTTAAGGAGATAGAAATGGCTGCTGCAACCGCAATTAATTCCCGTCGCGGGAATGACCAATTCCGAGGTCTGTTTACAGACACTTGGGATGTAAGCTGTTCTCTTGACGCTGGCGCTGTCGCTGGTGGTGCAACAGATACAGACACCGTAACAGTGCCCGGCGTCGCGCTGGGCGACATGGTTCTCGGTTTTTCACACTCTGTCAGCGAGGTGGGCTTGGTTAAACGGGCACACGTTTCCGCTGCCAACACGGTGACAATCGTGACCTACAACCCAACTGGCACTTCCGTCAATTTGGCGGCTTGCACATTGCAACTTATTATCGCTCGGGCGGTAATCTAAATAGAAACGGGGGCCTTTGGCCCCCTTTCTACAGAAAGAAAATCATGGCTACATATCGTTGTTTGCAAAGTGGTAATACGGTGACGTTCACGCTGCAACATGACATCGACACAATGCGCGGCCACGCCGGTTACGTTTTGGTTGATGAACAAGATGAGCAAGTGCCGGTCCAAGAGGCCAGCAAAGAATTACCAATGACGCCAGTTGCGCCCGTAAAGCGCATGGGTCGGCCTCGTAAAGCAGTAACCATTTAAGGAGCACATCATGCCAATGGTCGGAACAAAGAAGTTTGCCTACACACCCAAGGGCAAAAAAGAAGCCAAAGAGATGTCGATGAAGACGGGCAAGCCCGTCAAGTCCATGCCTGTTCGCGGCTCTCGCACCGCAACCAACAAAGCCAAGAAAGGCTACTGATGTCTACCTTTCAACTTGACCCCAACCAAGTTGCGCTAGGCGTTCCGAGTCTGGGCACCACGCAGGTTTTTACCGTCACCAACTCCAGCGTTCAATCAACCGCGTTTGGTGCAAATACCACAATGATCCGCATCTCATGTTCTTCGGGGCATTGCCACTTTCAAATTGGCGCAAACCCAACGGCGAGTATTACCACCTCACCCATGATGCCCAATAATTTCACGGAAATCATCGCGGTTAGCCCAGGTCAAAAGATCGCGGTTATCAAAGATGCGGGGGTTGTTGCGGCGACGTTTTCTGTGACGGAGTTGGTATGAAAACCAAAGCCGAAAAGAAAATCAGCAAGGTCATGCGCGAGTTCAAGGCTGGTGAATTGAACTCCGGCAAGGGTGGTCCTATCGTCAAAGCTAAGAAACAGGCAGTCGCTATTGCACTGTCGCAAGCTGGTAAGGCGAAGAAAAAATGAAGCCCGGTCTCTACGCCAACATCGCAGCCAAGAAAGAGCGCATCAAAGCGGGTTCTGGCGAAAAGATGCGCAAACCCGGCACCAAGGGTGCTCCAACCGCTGCGGCCTTCAAGGCTGCGGCTAAGACGGCGAAGAAAAAATGAAAACGCCTGCCTGGCAACGCAAAGAAGGACAATCCAAGACTGGGGGCTTGAACGCCAAGGGCCGGGCGTCTTATAATGCGTCAACCGGGGGTGATCTTAAAGCCCCCGTGAAGTCGGGCGACAACCCTCGTAGGGCCTCCTTCTTAGCACGCATGGGCAATATGCCTGGACCTGAGATGAAAGACGGCAAGCCCACCCGGCTGCTCTTGTCTTTGAAGGCTTGGGGCGCGTCATCCAAAGAGGACGCCAAAGCAAAAGCCAAGGCGATCTCAGCGAGGAATAAGAAATGAGAGCACTGTCTGTCGCAGCCAACCTTACGGCAAACACGCTGACATCGGTGTTTACTTGCCCGATAGGTTACTACGCGAAAATTGTACTGATCCGCGCTGTCAACAAAACAGGCAGCAACAAGTTCATTTCGCTTGACTGGACAGACACATCCGCATCGACTACCTACTCCATCAGCTACCAGCAGCAGGTCACGTCATTGACGACAAATTTCGATTTTGGCGAGTCATACATGGTGCTAGAAGAGGGCGATATTCTGAAGGCCACAAGTGAGTCAGGGTCTACATTTACAGTGATCGCAACAATCGAACTCGAAGGGCTGACCAGATTATGACTTTTTTAGAACTTGTAAATGATGTGCTGATCCGTTTGCGCGAGCCAACGGTGAGCACTGTCGCCCTCAATTCGTACTCGACTTTAATTGGCCGATTCGTCAACGACGCTAAACGCCAGATTGAAGACGCCTACGGCTGGAATGTTTTGGGCCAAAATGTGACTGTGGTCACAACTTCTGGAACATATATCTATTCGCTGACTGGTGCTGGTCAGAAATTTCAGGTAATGGACGCCATCAACACGACAGCGAATGTTGGACTGCAAAACATCAGTTTTGTGCAGATGAACCGTTTTCAGAACTTTGTGCCGACCGTCACCGGCATCCCCGAATATTATGCTTTTGATGGTGTGGACGGCAACGGCGACACCAAAGTGGTGCTGCACGCCCGGCCAGATAACGTCTACAACCTGTTGTTTTCACTGACAGTACCCCAAGCCACACTGGCATCAGATTCAACCGCAGTGTTGGTCCCCGACGTGTTGGTGGTGCAAAATGCCTACGCTAGGGCTTTAGTCGAGCGCGGCGAAGACGGGGGGTTGAGTTCGTCGGAAGCCTACCAACTGTATCGGACAATGTTGGCCGACTACATCGCGTTGGAAAGCACACGCTATCCAGAAAATCAGGAATTTGTTGCGATATGAGCAAGCAGCTTACTGTCAACAGCGTATCAGCGCCAGGTTTTCTGGGGCTGAACACGCAAGACCCGTCGCTAGAAATATCGAACGGGTTTGCTGGCGTCGCATTAAATTGCGTAATCGACAAGTTTGGCCGCGTTGGCGCTCGGCAAGGCTACCAAAACGTCAACACAACCAGCGGCGCGCTAGGCTCGAATCAAGTCACAGTTATCCATGAGTTGATTGAGACAAACGGCACGCTTACCGTATTGTTTTTTGGCAACGGCAAACTTTTCAAACTGGGTTTGGCGACAGCAGGCGCTGTGGCCGAATACAACATCGCCGAATACGGCTCTAACGCAGTGCCTCTTGCCGAATACACATCCGGCGTTGCTGGGCTGGGCACTGTTGTTGAATTGACCTACGGCGGCGGCGGAACTGCGCCAGTGTTCAACGCAGGCAACTGGCAAGCTGCAAGCCTTAACGGCGTCGTGTATTTTTTCCAGATAGATAACGACCCGATCATTTACGACCCTGCGGTGTCCACCACGACTTTCCGCCGCGTTTCCGAAAAGACAGGCTACGTCGGAACTGTACCAAACGCAAACGTGGCGATCTCTGCGTATGGCCGTATCTGGGCAGCCAACACAACCACCAACAACACAACCGTGTCGTTCAGTGATTTGTTGTCCGGCCATGTCTGGTCTACCGGCACCGCAGGTTCGCTCGACGTCTCCCGCGTCTGGTCTAATGGCGCGGATGAGATCACAGGCTTGGCGGCGCACAATGGATTTTTGTTCATCTTCGGCAGACGGCAAATCTTGGTCTACGCAAACGCCACGACGCCAGCAACCATGTCGCTTGCCGATACGATATCAAGTGTCGGCTGTATAGCGCGGGACACGATTCAAAACACAGGTAAAGATGTCGTTTTTCTAAGCGGCAGCGGCTTGCGTTCGGTTTTGCGAACAGTGCAAGAGAAATCCGCGCCGCTGGGCGACTTGTCGAAGAACATCAGAAACGATTTTCTGGCCACAATCGCAAGTGAGTCAGACACGCAGTTGAGGTCCGTCTATTCTGAGCAGAATGGTTTTTACCTGTTAACTTGCCCATCCTCGGGTAAGGTGTTTTGCTTTGACACAAAGACAACTTTGGAAGACGGCTCTTACCGCGTGACGATATGGGACAACATTGCGCCGCGCAGTTTTTGCGCTCGTCGCAACGGCGATCTGCTCATCGGCCAAACCGGCTTTGTGACCAAATACACCGGCTATCAAGACGGCGGTTCGTCGTACCGCATGGAGTACTACACGAACAACGCTGACCTGGGTAAAGACGGGTTGACCTCGATCATCAAGAAGATCAAGGTGCTTGTCGTAGGCGGCAGCAACCAAGCAATATCCGTGTTTTGGGGCTACGATTTTTCAGCCAGCTACCAATCGCAAACAGTTTCTATTCCCGCGCAAGCCGTGTCTGAGTACGGCGTTGGCGAATACAACATCGCTGAGTACGCAGCGGGCATCAGCTTGCAAGAATTGACTGCATACGGCAACGGGGCAGGTAAAATCATCCAAACAGGTTTTGAGATCGACATCAACGGGTTTCCGATTTCATTCCAAAAGATCGAAATCCAAACCAAAACTGGCAAACTTGCATAAGGAGCAACCATGTCAAACTACACGAAAACAGTCAACTTTGCGGCCAAGGACGCGCTGACAACTGGCGACGCCAACAAAGTCGTTAAGGGCACCGAGATTGACACGGAGTTCAACAACATTGCGACTGCGGTTGCGACAAAGTATGACTCTGCAAGCAGCCTACCAGCAAGCAGCGTAACAGGCACCCTTGCAGTTGCCAACGGCGGCACTGGGTCTTCAAGTTTGACTGGTGCGGGCATCGTGACCACGACCGATACGCAGACCATCTCTGGTCAAAAGACGTTTTCTGGTCAGGCTAGATTCACCACCTCGGGCGCAGGCGCGTCGTTTGGCGCTACCACTGTTAGCGGTAATTTCTGCGGGTATGCAAAACCCGCATCGTCGTCAGCGGGTATCGGTGGCTTTGCGTTTCAAAATAACGGCGCTAACGAAGGCGCTGCCTTTGCAACAGACACGACCAGCACAGCCCTCACGCTGTTTGGTTACGGCGTAGCCACTGGCCCAGGCGCCGGTGCAACAGCAGTTGGATCAATCTCGACCAACGGCACCAATACCGCGTACAACACCTCTTCAGACTACCGCCTAAAAACCAACATCGTGCCTCTGGCAAACGCTGTCACTCGCCTCAAGCAACTCCAGCCGCGAAACTTCACTTGGATTTCTGCACCTGAGCAAGGTGTGGCAGACGGCTTTATCGCTCACGAACTCAAGACTGTGGTTGACGATGCCGTGTTCGGCGAAAAAGATGCGGTTGACGCAAACGGCAATCCAAAATACCAAGGCGTGGACGCGTCCATGCTGGTCCCTTTGTTGACTGCTGCTTTGCAAGAAGCGATTGCCCGTATTGAGGCGCTTGAGGCTGCATGATCTCGCATCACTTCAGCGATGGTCTGTATGCCAAAGAAGCGCAATTCAGCGCGGGCACAGCCATCCTGAAGCACACGCATGAATTCAGCCACTTGTCGATCCTTGCCAAGGGCAAGGTTGCAGTGCTGAAAGGTGAAGATGTAGAAGTTATTGAAGCGCCAGCTTGTATTGAGATCAAGGCTGGGCTGACGCACGGCGTCAAGGCGATCACGGATTGCGTTTGGTTTTGTATTCACGCCACCGACGAGAAAGACCCGTCAAAGGTGGATGATGTTTTGATTGGAGTTTGATATGCCATTTATTGCAGCAGGCGCAAGTCTTGTCGGGGGTTTGCTTGGTGGCAGGTCAGCCCGTAGAGCCGCGCAAACTCAAGCCGATGCACAACGTGAGGCGGCGCAAATCGCGGCCAATGAGGCGCGGTTTCGCCCGGTAGGCATTACGACGCGCTTCGGTCGGTCAAACTTTCAGTTTGGTGTGCCTGGCCTTACCGAGCCAGTTGCAACGGATTTTGCAACACCTGAAGATTTTGCTGCTGCGAAAGCAAACTACGATACCCGAATGAGAAACGAAGGCCGCGTGGTCGGCGCGGGTTACGAGCTGGACCCGCAACTTCGGGCCATGCAGGAGCGTTTCTTAGGTCTGGCAGGCGGCGGGCTGGGCCAAGCCGAAATGGCCCAGCAACAGTTTGCGCCCCTGCAAGGCGCAGCGCAGGGTCTGTTTGGCCTTGGTCAGCAGTACCTGGCCCAGTCGCCTGAACAGGCCGCGCAGCAATACATGGCTGGGCAGCAGAACTTGCTGGCCCCAAGTCGTGAGCGTGAGTTTGCGCAGCTCCAGAACCGTCTGTTCCAGACTGGCCGTGGCGGTCTGTCCGTTGGAGCCACAGGCGAGCGCCCAAGTGGTGCTGCGGGCCTCGGCGCTGCCAACCCTGAGATGGAGGCGTACTACAACGCTTTGGCCCAGCAAGACGCTGCGCTGGCCGCGCAAGCCATGCAAGCCGGTCAGCAGCAGACGGCCTTTGGTGCTGGTCTGTTCGGCACTGGTGGCAACCTGCTTACGCAAGGTTACGGTGGCCAGACTGCGGCTTTGGGTCCGTATGAGGCTTATCTCCAGCAAACAAGGCAATTGGAGAGTTTGGGCCAGCAGCCTTTGCAATTGGGCATTGACATCGGCGCAAAGGGCCAGAGCACCGCAGGCGCAAATGCACTGCTTATGGGCGGCAATGCTGCTGCGGCTACGCAGGCCCGCGCAGATGCTTACAACCCGTTTGCCACAGCGCTGACGGGTCTGAGTCAAAACCCTGCCTTGGCGTCTGGTTTAGGCAATTTGTTTGGTGGTGGAGGACGAGCTGCATTTTCGCAGACTGGCCTTGGCGGCTCTGGTTTTGGAACTGGATTTGCCTACGGCAATCAAGACATCGGCGCGTTCATCTAAGGAGTAAGACATGGCAGAAATCGTCCAATCTCTGTTCGGCGTTACGCCACAGATGTACCAACAGCAACAGCAAGAACGCGCTGATGCGCAGGCAATGCAATTTGCTAGGCTTGATCCATTTCAACAGGCAAATTACGCCATTGGCCGTGGTGCTTATGGTTTGGCTGGCGCAATCGGCGGCGCTCTTGGTGGACAAGACCCTGAGTTGCAGCGCATCAGCGCACGTCAGCAGATCGCAAGCCAGCTCAACCCTAACGATCTTGGAACATTTGATCGTGGCATTGAGATGCTGCGCCAAATTGGTGATGGTCAAGGTGTTTTGATGTTGACAATGGAAGCTGACAAAGCCCGCCAGCAGG